TCAATCCTAAATTTATACGAAGTTCTCTAATTCTAGCACCTAAGGCCATGGCTAATTTTTGTTTTTGTAAATTTTTCAAATTTATCACCCTTAACAAGAATAACATAAAAACAGATTAAAAGAAATTCTTTTTTTATCTTTACAAACGAATAATCGTATGTTAGAATCTAAACAACAAATGTAATTACATTTGAAATAAACGTAAAAGGAGATGAGAAAATGAAGACGCTGGTTGCAAGAGTGCCTGATGAAATAGTTGCTGTTGTTCGATATCATACTACTAGTATTGGTTTGAGAACAAGTGATTATTTAGAAAGGCTAATAATGGCTGATTTAGAAAAGAATCAGCCAGAGATGTTAAAAAAAGTAAAAAAAGAAACTACCATCAAATAGTTCTTGGCGGAACAATGGTAGTTTCATAATGGAAGAATGTTCAAGATAAACATCATTCTTTTAATAGTTTATCATATATTGAACATTCTTTCAAATAAATTAAAATTGAAAGGATGTATTTTTTATGAAAAATGAACTGAAGATTTTTGAAAACGAAGCTTTTGGTAAAGTTAGAGTAATCGAAAGAAATAATGAGCCTTGGTTTGTAGGCAAAGATGTTGCGGAAGCGTTGGGATATAGCAATCCTCGGAAAGCATTATCTGATCACGTTAAGGGAACCCACAAGGGGGTAACGAATTGTGACACCCTTGGTGGGAAGCAGCAATTAACTATTATCGACGAAGCTGGATTATACTCATTAGTCCTTCGTTCAAAATTGCCAGCTGCTGAAGCTTTTCAGGAGTGGGTAGTTGCTGAGGTAATTCCTTCTATTCGCAAAACTGGGTCGTATTCTGTAAATCAGGATATAAAAGCTAGAGAAGTAGAAGCTCGCTTAAATAACAGTCGTGCAAGAGTTGCATCGACATTCCTTAAAGTTGCTCAAATGACTGATCTGCTAGAATACAAACATATCTGCCAGCAGAAAGCAGCAGAGGTTTTGAGCGGCGTGCCATTACTACCGATGCAATCTATAAACGAAAATACTTTATCTGCTGATGAGGTCGGCAGAGAACTTGGAATCAGTGGTAATATGGTTGGCAGGATTGCGAATCAGCATAATTTAAAAACTGCTGAATATGGTAAATATTTTTATGACAAATCACGTCATTGTCAAAAACAGGTAGAAACATTTAGATACTATAGGAAGGTAATTCCAGTAATACAAAGTATTATTGATAATAAAAAAGTAGGAGCGTAATATAAAATAAGAAACACCCGCCGTCCGTGGAAAGATAAGCGAGTGTTTCAACCACCAGCCGAAGCTGATAACAATAGTATAGCAGTTTTCGGCTGGTATATCAAGGAGGATATACCATGAACGGAAACAGGTCGTCGTGTCCTGACGAAGAAAAAAGGGCATTGGAGAAATTTGTCGAAGTTGTAAGAAGCACATCTCAAGAAGAATTTGCAAGAAAATATATAAATGAAGATAGTGATAAAATGACAGAGACAAAAAGCGAGATCTCCACCGCTGATAGAAAAGAAGTAAAAGAACAAATCAAAGGCGGTGTAAATAATGAATAAAGTGCGGGAATCATTTAGGGAGCTGTTGAACAAATTGTCTCCGGCACAGCTTGAAGAAGTAGCAGCCATAGCATATGAGATAAAGAAAGAACGTGAATCGTCGTCGAAGGTAGTTCGGTTTATGGATAAGTCCAGCCGGCGTTGTTATGATCAGGGGTATAAGCTTGGTCTGATGTTAGGAAATAAATTTTAAAAAGTTTCCGACAAAATGCCCTTTAACAAGAGTTAAAATAGTAATGTAAGGTTATTGGATATGAGAGCAGAGGCGATGTAAAAAATAAAAAATGTATCCGACAAAACCACTATAAAAATGAGTTAAAATAGTATCATAAAGTTAGTTAGAACTTAATAGAAAGCGCTTACTTCGGTAGGCGCTTTTTTATTTGGAAGGAGAAGCTTATGGAAAATTTAGTGCAAATCATTGACAGGCAGGTAGTTGTTTCCAGTAGGCAGGTTGCAGAAAAATTTGGGAAAGAACATAAGCATGTATTAGATAGTGTTCGTGAAATTCTGAAAGCCGAAAATTCGGCTGTCAGATTTTTTCAAGAAAATATGTACAAGGTAGAGGGGAATAATAAAAGCTATCCTGAATATCTCATGAACCGTGATGGGTTTACTTTACTCGCAATGGGGTTTACCGGTAAAGATGCGTTGCAATGGAAGCTAAAATATATTGCTGCTTTCAATAAAATGGAAGAATTGTTAAAAGAGCAGGAAGTAATTCCAAAAGATTTGCCGGCAGCTCTTAGAATGGCCGCTGAAATAGCAGAAAAAGCTCAGGCTCTACAAATTGAAAATACGCAGCAAAAGCAGATCATAAATGAAATGCAGCCTAAAGCAAGCTATTATGATTTGATTCTGCAAAACAACACTCTGATGTCGATAACGCAGATTGCAAAAGACTATGGTATGAGCGCAAAGAAAATGAATAGCCTGCTTCATGAATTAGGTGTTCAGTATAAACAAGGCGGTATATGGTTTCTGTATGAAAAATATCAATGTGACGGATATACCCAAAGTAAGACTTTTCCTACTGCTGACGGTGAAAATAGATTTCATACTTATTGGACGCAGAAAGGACGCTTATTTATTTATCACTTATTGAAGAACCAAGGCGTACTTCCAGTTATAGAACAGGAGTGAAATTATGGATAAAGAGGCTATCATACAAGACCAAATAAATTTACTGTTGGATGAGCAGAAGAAGGCTGCATCTTTGGACGAGAAGTTAAAGATAGCATCAACCATAGCCAGTATGCTAAATGCCACTGTGGTTAAAGATGCTCCGGCCGCAGTAAAGGTTTAAGGGTGGTGAGAATATGACGGTACAGAATACGACAGTTAAAGATATTTATGTTGGTAATGGAGCGACAACGAAATTCCCAATAACATTTCAGATGACGGATCATCCTGAATATATAAAAGTATATATTACAGGTGATGATAGCGTTGCCGTAGAAACGGAGAATTTTTCTGTTGATCTTGGAGCTAAAACAGTTACTTATCCAGCTAATGGCGATCCGCTGCCTGATGGTCATAAAATAACTATTTATCGTGAGCTGCCATTGTATCAGCTAATGAACCTGGTTAATCAAGGTCCGTTTTTTGCAGAGAATATTGAATTGTCTTTTGACGATCTAACTTTTATATGTCAGCAATTAAATGAAAAATTGAATAGAACATTATCTACTGGTGTTGATGTAAATAATTTTAATAATACTTTTCCGGTAAAGGCTGGAATGAGTTTTAGAATCAATGATGCTGGTGATGGACTTGTACTGACGGAGGACCCTGCGAGGGTGTTACCTTTAGCTAAAGATGTATTAGAGCAAACGAAACAGGTCAAAGAGAGCGCCGTTAACGAAACAACAAATATTAAAAATACTGCAATCGAAGAGCTGACCGCTATAAAAGATGCTGCAGTAAATGAGACTACGGAAATAAAGGACGAAGCTGTTGCTGCTAAAAATACCGCTGTTGAAGCTGCGGCTACTGCGGCAGAAGATGCTGTCAATAACGTTCAAACGTTACTTGATGAAAAAGTGGCTGCCGCAGAAAACGCAAAAAGTGCAGCTGTTTCTTCTGCTGAATCTGCATTAGCAAGTAAAAATGCTGCGGCTGCATCACAGTCGTCTGCTGCTGCCAGTGCAGAAACAGCCCAGGCTTCGGCAGAATCAGCTTCTAGCAGTGCTAATGCTGCATTAGCAAGTAAAAATGCAGCATTAACAAGTGAGAATAATGCGAAAGCTAGTGAAACCAAATCTGCAAAAAGTGAAGAAAATGCTAAGGCTGCTGAAACTGCTGCAGAAAATAGTAAAAAAAGTGCTTCAGATTCCGCTAGTGCGGCTTCTAGTAGTGCTGAATCTGCATTAGAATCTAAAACGTTAGCTGCAGCATCAGCAAATTCAGCTTCTGCGAGTAAGACAAGTGCAGAAAGCAGTGCTAAATCAGCAGCATCTTCAGCAACTACAGCTACAGAGCAGGCAGACAGAGCGCAGGGTATTGCTGACAGCTTAGAAGGGTTAGCTGGTATTACTGGCATAGCAACAACAGAGGAAGCTATAGCTGGTGTAGTTGATAACAAAGCAATGACACCGTTAAAGACGAAAGAGGCTATAGAGCAAGGTGCTAATGTTTTTACAGCTTTAAATACTTTCAGAGCAAACATTAAAGTATCAAATGGTGACGGGCCAGGTAGCAGTGGTAATATAAATTTTGGTATTTCTCCAACAAATGAAACAGTACAAGCAAGAATTGGGACGGATAATTTAGGTGGATTATTTTATCACGCAAGCACAAATCAACCTCATGTATTTAGAGTTGGAACAAATAATCATGCATTTGTCATACGTGACGATAATACGAAAGTAGCTTTTTCTACCAATAATATTTTCTTTGCAACGGTCACACATGATGGTGTTGCAAAGTGGTTAGGTAATGCAAATACCGCTACGAAACTAGAAACCGCCCGCACAATAAACGGCGTAGCATTTGACGGTACGAAAGATATAATTGTAGGGGGCATCCCAGTGGGAACAATAATCGCCGTGGCCTACACAGGGGTGCCAGAAGGATATCTGCACTGCAATGGTGCAGTAGTTAACAGAACTACTTATGCTGAGCTATTTAATAAAATCGGTACAACTTACGGTACTGGCGATGGTAGTACTACATTTAATTTGCCTAATACTGTCGCTAGATTCCTAGAGGGCGGCATAGGTGCCGGAACTTACTACGAAGCTGGGCTGCCTAATATTACTGGTAATATTTCAGCATTTAAATCTAGTATTAGTGGTGCGTTTGTAGGAAGTAACAATACTAACAGATACGATGGTTGGAATGATAACGAAGATGAATATGCAGTATCTACCAGTTTTGATGCTTCTCGTAGCAATAGCATTTACGGTGCAAGTACTACTGTGCAGCCGCCTGCTATGACTGTAATTTACTGCATTAAATATTAAGGGGAGAACAAAGATGAAATTATATTATTATGACGAGAACGGATATTATCGTGCAATGTCAGAAGCGTTTTTAGACCCGCTTGAAACAGAACTGCAAGGGAAAGAAGTGTGGCTTATACCACCGCACGCAACAACTATTGAGCCACCATCAAGCGCAGAGGGACACATTATAAAATTTAATGGGAAGACATGGGAACTGGAAAAAATGCCTGATCCGGAGCCGGAACCAGAACTTACGTTAGAAGAATTAAAAGCCCAAAAGCTTAAACTTGTTGATGCATGGACAGCAGATAAAATTACTGGCGGTTTTATTTCTCAATGCACCGGTAAACTTGTGAGGTATGATAGCGATAAAGATACTCAGCTTACGATGCAGGGAATTGCACTGAATGTCAGCACAGAACGTTTTGCAAACGAATATCCTTTGGGATGTCCAGTCCGGGGCTATAAAGAAGGGGAAACTGAAAAAACAATACAGTATCTTAACGCTGCTCAGGTATATACCTGGTGTGCTGATTTATCGTCTCATATAGGTGCTTGCAAGCAGCAAGGATGGATTAAACAGGCACAAGTAGATGCAGCGTTAAGCAAAGAGGATTTGGACGCTATTATATTAGATTAGGCGGTGCAAAGATGGTTGAAATGGCAATGGCCTCAATAACAATCTTTAGCTTTTTATTTGGCATAGTAGGTTTTGTATTTAAGATTTGGATAATAAATCCTTTGTCTACAGCGATAGAGAACCTGCAAAAGACTGTTGACGCTTTAGCTAAGACTATTAATAGGGAGCAAGAACGTACGACAGATTTAAAGATAAAATTTGCTGAGATTGATCAGAGGGCAAAATCTGCACATAACAGGATTGATGAAGTTGGTGAACGGCTATTGCTGGTAGAAAACAAATGTAATAACTGTTCATGTAAGGATAAGTGATATTTATGTTTGAGAAAATAAAAAACTTAATAGTGAGTGCTAGAAACAAAGTAGCCTCAATGTCGCCCAAAATAATGGCTGTCATTGTAGGCTATTTTATTGCAGTCGTTTTGCTGGTACTGACCTATTACGCTGCATGGATGTATATGTGGTTGTGGTTGGATAAGATTGTTATGTCTGACCTGCTGGCGCTGATAAGAGAGATCACAGGTCCGGCTATGGTTGCATTTGTGACTTTTATAGCTACGAGTTTAGTAGACAAAAACGAGAATGGAGTGCCTGATCCATTTGAAAAGGAGGCAGAGAATAATGGTGACAAAAAGAATCACTTTAGATGAGCTGCGGCAGTTAGCAGCAATGGCTAGAGGTAATATTGACAAGATCTATCTACATTGGTCAGCTGGTTATTATCACCAGTTTTTTAGTGACTATCACTTAAACATTGATAGCGACGGCGCTGTTATGGCGACAACAGAAGATTTAACTGAATATAAGGCTCATACATGGCGGCGCAATTCTAGAGCTATTGGGATTGCTTTAGCGTGCTGTGTAGATGCTGTAGCTCATGCTGATGGGCATATCGACTTTGGCAACGTGCCACCGACAGAGTTACAGATAGATAGTATGGCAAAAGTTGTAGCTGTACTGTGTGAGGAGCTTGGATTGGACATTAATGCCGATACCGTAATGACACATGCAGAAGCAGCAGACTTAGACGACTACGGCCCGGCAACTACTTTTGAACGCTGGGACTTGTGGAAATTGCCAGATGTGCCAGGCGACGGAGAACTGAAACCAGGCGGTGATGTTATTCGTGGTAAGGCTATCTGGTGGCATCATAATTGGTAAAGATTGTATAAGGAGGTGACTAATATGGAAAAACAGCGTATTTTGATTTGGGCTGGTATTGCTCTTGCGATTTTGGTAGGGTGCATTACTTATTACAATCTGTAAGATAAAACCCAGCCACAGAATTAGCCTGTGCGTTGTTTTATCTCCAAAACACTAGGAAATATAAGTAGGAGTATAGAAAACGGCGCACAGGTTGATTATATTGAAAATAGAACTATCTTAATGATAATGAAATAGAATTTAATTTGAAAGAAGGGCAGAAAGTGAATGAAGAAAAACAAATCAGGTATAGCAAGTATCTTGTTATTAGTTTTGCCCTTATTGCTGTGCTTATCATTTTCTTTAAATTGTTTTGCGGAGGAAGTTCCCGAAACAATAACGATGTCCAGGGAACAGTTCAACGAATTGCAGACGATAATAAACAGACAGGAAAATCTGTTGATAGGGCTATCGAACACGTTGGAACTGCAGCAGATGAACTCGAACGAGCTGAAGAAGCTAATCGAAGAGCAGCGTTTATCTTATCAGAAGATAAGGAGCGAGCTAATGCTTGCGCAGGAATCATTGTCGAACTCCAAAAAAACAATAGCAGAGCAAAACAAATCCTTACAGACGTTGAGCTCTCAAATAAAACAAGAAAAGTCCAGAAGTGAATTAAAGCAGAGACAGAAGGCCTTTTGGGGATTTGCAGGAGGGGTATTAGTAGGAGCTATAGCAGCGAGCAGGTGATTATATGGATACTTGCCGTTTGCAGGCAAGAGATTGGCTTTCGCAGTCCACACGAAAGGAATTTGAAGCAATCATTTCAGAAGCCAAACTAACGCCGCGGCAAATAGAAATTATAGAACTCAAATTTATTCACGATCTTAAAAACTATCAAATAGCGATGAAAATAGATACGTCAGTGCAAACGGTCGAAAGAGATCTGCAGCAGGCGTATAATTCAGTTAAGAGAGCATTAAAGGCAGTCACATAATAGTTGTGGCTGCCTTATTTTTTATGCCCATATTAGGGAATTATGAGGGAATGTTTACGGATTATAAGAGCTGATTTAGGCGACAATATAAGTAAGAAACGGAGGCGATAACAATGTATGTAAATCCTTATGCTCCTGTTAATCCAGCAATGATGGGAGTAACTCAGCAACGTTTAAATAATTATCAAGCTCAAATGCCGCAGATACCGGCATATCAGCAACAGCAGTTTGTTCCACAACCGCCTATGCCCCTGATGATGAAAGGGCGTACAGTTGCAAGTTTAGATGAAGTAAAGGCTGCCCAAATTGATTTAGATGGAAGCCTGACATATTTCCCTTGTCCGGCCGATAATTGTATTTACGCAAAAGCTATTGATATGAATGGTATGCCGGTTATCCAAACTTATAAACTTTCGTTTGAAAAAGAGGCTATACCTAAACGTTATGCTGATGCAGAAGTAGTAGAGGCCCTGCAGCAAAAAGTAAGCTCATTAGAGCGTTATATGAATATGAAAGGGGAGAATATAAATGCAAATGAATCCGTTCACAATGATGCAAATATTCAATCAGCTTCGCAGCAACCCAAACCCGATGGAAGCAATGCAGAAAATGCTGGGGAACAATCCCCTGTTTGGGCGCGCAATGGAAATGGCGCAAGGTAAGTCTCCAGAACAGTTAAAAGAAACTGTTATGAATCTCGCCCAGCAACGTGGTATTGATCCTCAACAGGCTCAACAGCTTTTATCGCAATTTGGTATTAAAATCTGACCGGTGGCCACCAAAGGATTTTAAACAATAAATCTAAAGGAGATGTTCTATATGACTATGGAAGGTACTGGCGTAATGCCTGTATACGATTTGAATAACCGTACCGCAGCAGCAGACGGCGCAGGTTTTGGCGGCGGCTGGATGTGGGTAGTAATGTTATTCTTTCTGCTTGCCTGGGGCGGCGGTGGATTCGGTGGGTTCGGAGGCGGCGCTAATGGTGCTGTAAATACTTTGACTAATGAATTTCTCTATACCAATCTGAATAATACTTTAAATCAAGGTTTTACTCAAGTAGCAAACCAGAGCTTTGGCATTCAAAAAGACTTGTGTCAAGGTTTTAGCGGTGTACAATCTGCTATTGCTGAAAGCCGTTTTGCCGCTCAGCAATGCTGCTGCGAAACCAATCGTAACATTGATGCGGTTCGTGCAGAAAACTACAAGAACACTTGTGAGATCACGACTGCAATTCATGCAGAAGGTGAAGCAACTCGTGCTTTAATTACTGCTAACGTAATGCAGGAATTACGCGATCAGTTGCAAGCTGCTCAACTGCAACTTGGTAACGTTGCTCAAACTACCAACATTATCAACGCAGTACGCCCGTTCCCGCAACCGGCTTATATCACTTGTAGCCCTTATACGGCTATGAATGGCTATGGCTGCAACAGCTGTGGTAACTGCTAATATCCGCTGAATGCGTGACTAAGAAACAGGGGAGCTGTCACGCTTCCCTGTTTTAATTTAAGGAGATGAATCATAAATGGCAACTTGTAATTGCAGAACTATATTGACCACGGCTGTAGCAGTAAGCGGCAGTAATTTGGTGTTGACCATTCCTGCCGGCACTTATGAAAACTGCGTTAGATATTGTATTAGGATAGCGCAGGATATTCCTTCTACTGCTACAAATCTTATGCCAGTAGTTATTAAAATCGGTACTGGTGCTACTTTGTATAATGTAAATCGTAAATGCGGACATCATTTATATGCAAATCAGGTAAGAACGCGCCGTAATTATTCTTTGCTGGTAGCTGCTGACAGTGCAACCTTTGTTCTTGAATGCGGCTATATTGCTGCCTGCAACTGTGGTACTGTAACCGGACTGCCTGTAGCAACAGCAGAACCTGCAGAAGATAATACTGAAGTTCAGACCGTAAAAAATACTAAGGCGGTGAGCAAGGATGCATAAGTACGAAGATTATATTGATATCGTGGACGGCGATGAAATGAAAGAAGATGAAATAGATTGTATCGTCTGTGGAGCTCTGGAAAAACTTAAAGCACACGATGAAGATGATTATGAAGCTGTAATGATGAAAATTCATTGCGTAGCTCATGGACCACACTTCGATGAGCATCTTGCTAAAAAAGCCGTTTCGGAAATGAAAAATGTTGACGGCACTGCTGGCGAGCATTGGACGTTAGAAGAAACAACCCGTGTCATGGATCAAAATGGTATTAAAGCCAATAAGTATGATTGGTATTACTTATTGAATATGTTACATAGCGATTATTCTCACCTATGGGGAGAAGATGTTGCTCAGTATGTTAAATTTGCTAAAGCGTACATCAATGATCC